CGGAATGAAACAGGTATTATAGATCTATGTCTCATAATAAACGAATCGCTATCTTTGATGTCAAAATGATTCAAGGTCTCCCTTTTGAACCCTCTGCTCTCAAAATACGGTGAGCCGTCTAGCATTTTTTTGGGGAAGGCTCCTGTAAAAATTTCTTGTGGAGTTGTTCTGGGTTTTTCTTTTTTCTTAAAAGTGCTAACCAAATTACTAAACTCTTTACTCTCTCCTTCTTTTTTTTGTTCAAGACTTTTGTTGTACTGAGCACCCTCAATTTTGTAAAGGTTGCAAACATATTTTAAAACTTCGGAGAAATTATCTGTTTCCAGACATCCCATTATAAAGCCAAAGATATCTGTACTTGAGTCTTCATGACAACCTCTAGTCCAACATCGCCACGCTTGACGCGACAGAGATATAGATAGACCTTGAGGATTGTCGCTAGCCTCATGTATGGGACACCTCATAAATATATTATCCGCTACTTGGTCATACTCCAACTCTAAACTGTTAAGAAGTTTATCAATATCGTCAAATATAAGTTTCTTTACTTTATTTAAATCTAACGTCTTAACTGTTAGCATTATTATTCCTTTTTCTTGGGCGGCATATAGCCAAATATATGCCCACACGTAAACCCTACCGCAAAGGCTATGAAAGGTGCCTCCAGTGCCGAGTCCTGCATGAACCGACTAATACTAAGGGGGACGCCTCCGACAGACACTGCTAACAGGTCATACATACCTAGTGCTATAATTGAAAATGTTACTATTTTTGCTGTTAACGACATTGTAATTTCTCCACCTTTTCTATTTTGTTCATCTTCAGTTTTTTCTCTGCGTTATTCATTTTCACTTACCTCAAATGGAAGTTGTGCTCCTTCAATAATGCCGTCTTCTGGTGAAGAACGAATTTCATCTCTAGTCCTAAGCTCTCCTAGTTGAGCGTGGCTACCGACCATGTTCATGTTGATGTAGTTTCCATCAAGCAGTCCTGCACCATGTCTAGCCTTTAAAGTGACCAGCTTCCTATTTCCGGAGCTTGGCCCGTCCTCAGCCAGCTCCTCAGCCGACTTCAATTTAAATATGGAGAATGACGTGCACAGCCAAATAAGCCTGTCAGATCCACTCACTGCGTCTGTGGATTCCTTGGTGATGCCATCTCTGTTGAGTTGCACAAAAGAGAGGCATGGAAAATCAAGCTTAACCGCCAGATTGTGAAGGTTGGTAATTTGAAATCCAAGTGCTTGATACTCTTGGAGGTTATTATTTATAGAGCTGGACGACATTAGTTTAAGATAGTCATAAACAACCAAGCAGTCGTTCGTGTTATTATTCTCATCTTGACCAACATCTTGGATGATCCAACGTTTGATGGTATTCATGATTGCTTCAAAAGGAGCACCAGCAACGCTTACGTATGTGTATGGTATATCTCTAATCTCATCTACAGCCTGTTGAACCCTAATAGCCTTTTCATCATCTTCAGCGAATTGACCCGTTGCAACCTCTGTGATAGGAACACCGCTGATATTAGATATAATTCTATTGAGGTGATCCTCTTTGCTCATCTCTGTGTCAAGCATGAGAACTGGAATACCTTTTCTAGCATTATACAAAGCAACATTGTCTCCAAAAACAGATTTACCAACACCGGGACGAGCGGATACAAGGTCGACGCACTTGCGACGAAGGCCTCCTCCAACTACCGCATCAAACCTCGGAAACCCACTTGACAATCCTATTTGGTCGCATTTATTTTCAATTAGAAACTCTAAATACTCATCAATGTCGTCGCCTAATTTTTCGGGTTTTTGGCCAAGGTCATCGTCTCTAAGAAATTCGGTTATGGGAGACTCTATGAGGCTAACAATCTCATCAATTGTCTCGTCACCATTGATATCCCCAATGTCTTTACTGATTTTATTGGCTATGCGTTTAGCTTTTCTAGCCAATTCAAATTTCTTTATCTGAGCTGCGAAGTGAGGTACGTTTTCCTGCTTGACAGGGTATTCCATCAAATCACGAATATACTCAAGCTCTTGGCTCGTTTGAACTACTTCAGAAAGATTAAGCTGTTCTGAAGCAGACAAAATCGCTGGCAAGTCTATATGTGCTTCGCTCTGTAGAATTTTCTCTACGCATTTATAGATTACTTGATTGTTCCTGTGTGAGAAACTATCGTGAGTCAAGAAATCTGAAATTTCTACGTATGACTCTAGGCCGTATGCGAACAACCCCGCTAGTACCGCACGTTCCGAACCTACATCCGAAAGGTTTGAATCCATATTATCTATCTTCCTATACAACGATTACATCTAATATATTCACCGTGAACCATATTTTCATTTATGGCAAAAGATTTGCCGCAAACGTGACACTCAACTTGCTTCTTGCTGGGTTGACTTCTTCTCCTTGGAGTTCTGGTTTTTTCAAGTTTGTCATAATTAACGTCCTCGTCCCGCATCTCTCCGTCGTCCACCCATTCATTCTTTTGAAATTTAACCACTTTTTTAGCACCTTTTTTATTTTCTCTAGTTACAGAAAAATCCTCATTAACAGTTGAGTGAGGATTGGAGGAAACCGTTTCCTCGCTGTCTTCAACCTCTGGAGTTTCGCCCCCCTTGACGTTGCTGTTCAGTATTCCTTTTATGAGATCCTGTTTCTGATCTGGGGTAAGGGAGTCTAAAAGTGCTTTTACTATGTCATCACTCATTTTCTTCTACCTTTTTCGATTAGTATATCTGCTTTTCTTCTCACGTTATATTCCCGACTTACTATTTTTGCAAGTCTGGCTTTTGCGACATCCTGCCAATCTTTAATCTTCCTTGCTAAATCATGACTTCTTAATATATTAGCAACCTTAATGTCGTGTTTTAAATATTCTCCAGCCATGTCTTGTATCTCACTTGAGATTATAATATTGAGGCTGCCCTCGCACCAGTTCACTACCGTTTCCTGAGTAGCCTTCTCTGACGCTACGTGGTCAGCATACTGATACAACATGTAAGCAAAATTAAAGCAGTCATCTCTGGTTAGCCTGTCCATTTGTTCAAGGGATAATGTTTCTGCTAAAGCAAATTCCTCGGAAAACTTTGTAGGTGCTAAATTCTTACAGGATATGTAAGTTTCTATTCTATCTAAGAAATCCTTTAATCTATCAGAGGCGTTCAAGTTGTTCTCTCCAGTATTCTTCTGAGCTGTCATATCTCAAAGCTATTAGTTCAATATCGTTTATTTCACACCATTCAGCTTTATCCCTGTCTCTAGCTTTCGCTCTAAGGAATCCGGCCTTACTCTTATGGAAGAATGGAGTGTACTTAAAATGCTGTTGCCCCTGAACCTCAACCCCTATTCTAACATTTGGAATGAGAAAGTCAAGGTATAAAACAGATTTTTTTGCAGGTTTTACTGTTCCCGGAAGTTTTACCTCTTCTAGTATAGTGTATCCGCGAAAAATATCTTTGATTATTTCTCGTGCCCTGAGATGGTAGAATGATCGCTTTGATCTGTCGTTGTCTATGTATTTTTTTAAATCTAGATTATATTCACGACCATTTAGTCCAACGACTTTCATAGAAAGACTTCTCTTATCTGTTCATAAATGAACTGTGTGATTTCAGTGTTTTCCTCTAGAAATGTATTGACCTTCTCCATCCCCTGAAACTTGAAGGCTTTTGAGATAGCTTCATCATTTTCGGGGTCAATCTCATTTTCTATTAACCAGCTTTTGATTACTGGGTCGTCTTTGTTTTCCACTGCACAAGATATAGTGTACCAAGCACCGCTTCGGTTTATCATAGCAAATTCACTAGCTATCTGGGCTACTTCCTGACATTCATCAATACCAACCCCGTATCGAATCCACCCCTCTGCCGTAGAGTTGGGGATTCCTCCGGCTGCTGATGTTTTGATTACCCAATTGGCGACTTGGCCGACATGATTGCCAGAGTCTTTAGGGACTTCCCATTTACCACGGTGGGTGATTACCATGTTGGTTCCAGCTTGGTATTGAAGCATGTTTCCACAGTCTGCCATCTTGTTTGGAGAATATCTACTGCCTCCAGTGTTTGCTATGTTGTGTGTAATAAAGATGCATATAGCTTTCATTCTAGCTACATCTCCGCTTATACGCTTAAAGAACATAGATAAGAGTCTAGGTAAAGCGTTGCGTACTCCAGTTCTAATTTCACCGTCTAGCTCATCTTGAGGCACCATGCTTGAAGTTGAGTCGATAATAGCTACCAAGTCTGGAGTGTTCTTAATATACGTCTCAAGTGTGTTTAGATATTTCTCGGCGGAGACCATAGGTTCTTTATCTGTAGCCTGAACAATTTTAATATTGTCGGTGTCTAGGTCTTTTATGCCCTTAAAATTCTCCTTGGTTAGTCTACCCTCGGTGTTAAAGTAAAATACATTCTTGCCTAACTTTTGAGCTTTGGCTGCGAAATAAAGTGCTGTAGTTGTCTTTCCGGTTTTAGGATCTCCGGAGATTATCACGCAACTACCCTCCCTCAAACCTCCACCTAAAGCGATGTCTAGTGATGGGGATATTCCAATGGTGTTAAAATTTTCTAGGGTAGCCAAAACTTGACTGCCCGATTCAACTATGGCACCGTACTTCTTATTGATCTGATTACTAACTGGGTCGTTTTCAAACTCAATGACTTTAGATTTCTTCTTCCCCATTTTCTAGTTTCCTTAATGTACTTAGTATGTTTTTCTTTCCGAACTTCTTCTTTTGGTGCTTCGCATCCTTCTTCACTTCAATATCTTGGCTTCGGTTTAACTGACTATCTAATAGTAGCTGATATCTCTTAATAACCCCAATAGCTTTTGGATGATTCAAAGAAAAAACACGTTTAAATTCATTTGATAAAACAGCTTTAACGATTGCTTCTTCCGAAATCTTGTGGTCTTTCATTATTTTATTAGCGGCAATGAGCTGTCTTTTGAACGTCCAGTCCCAAGGTTTCTTACTCCAGAATTTATAGGGTAGGGAGCCTTCGTTTTTATTCTCCGCATTCTTCTTACACATTATCTCGGCAACGTAGGCCGCACAAGTACAGTAGTCTCCAGTGCTCTCGTGTTTGTACCTACTTTTGTCTGTTCTTTTTCGTTTTTCGGTCATCGTAAATAATCCCCTCCTCAAAACAGGAGTCAATGTCGTCTTCATAAACTTTCTCCTCTATAAGTTCTGGTGTTATCCACATTTTTTTGTGAACAACGCTGTCCTTAATTACACCCACTGTGTAATAATGCTTAGAATCTCCACCCATTTGCCCTAGTATTGATCTGATAAAATAAATTCCATCGGCGTCTGGGATGTCTATTTTTACCTCATGTGATCTAAACTGTAGGCAAAACTCTTCTATAAACACAGAGCGTGCTTCACAGTAGCGTTTTACATCTATCCACATCTTATATTCATTAAAGTAGAACTCCTGACCATTTGTTAATTTTAATTTTATCCAGACAACGGTCTTGTCTTTTCTGTAGTGTTCTAAAAATTTTTGATTATTCATTTTTGATCTTTGTTACACATTTGCTTCTTTGCGGTTTATTTTGATTAAACGAGGCTTTCATATCATCGGCCATGACTGAAGCATTTGGTGTCATGACGGTTGTACCTCCCGATCTTGCAAACTGCTGAGATAACAAAGTTTCCTTGTTTTTCTCTTCCGGCTCGCTTTTAACCAAGTCGTTCTTGGTGATGAAATTCTGAACTGATTTTTTTGTCCGATCAAGTTCTTTGCAGAGTTGACCTACATCCATATCATTAGAATATTTATTTTCGATATAAAATTGTTCGGCTTTGCTTAGTGGTCCAGTTTTAGTCATTTAAAAATCCCCTTTGAGCTTTTGTTAAGTAGATTGAATTGTTTGTTTTGAGGTACATCATATAGAAATCAAACGTATCTTTAGATACCTTTTTAAAACTTGATTCTAAGTACCTCCTCCTATTTGAATATGTCCCTATGGGGTCATATAAATTGCTTTGCAACACCTTGACGAGATATAGCTTCTGTCCATCGTCAACACTCCTTATTTTTCCATAAGTATCTTTGCTTTTTGCCACTTCTATTCTGTTTCCATTTTTATCGAAAAGAAGTTCACTTATATTTCTGTCGGGAATGGAATCTTTTATTTTGTGAAAAGACATTATTTTTTGCCCTCTAGTATATATTTAGATTTCTGTTGTTTAGTCATATTTTGCACCTCTTGATTGGTTGCTGACTTATGCTTGTCGTACCAAGTCTCTTGTTCGGCAGGCTTGTCATCGGATTCTTTATGTTTATTTTCTTGAATTAAAGACTTGTTATTTTTTGCGTTTCTATCGGCTAGTTGTCCTATTGTGTTCGCGTTTTTAACAAAGGCATAAGCACCTCCTGTTATAACCCTTGTCAACGCATCCTCTTTGCAACTTGGACAATTTACCAGAGGGTCGTCTTTTACAGATTGGTAAACATCCTCTAATAGATGGTTGCAAGAGTCGCACTCGTAGTCGTATAACATTAATTCTCCAATGCTCGTAGAACTTTTCCTATCATATCATTTCTTTGAATATCGTCGTAGTCTAATTCACATAAGCCTACCCCTTCGATGTCTCTTAACCTGTCCATACAGTGATCCAGACCACTTCTACCTCTAAGGTCATCTTGATTTATATCTCCGTTTATCAACACCTTACTATTTTGACCCATTCTAGTTATGAACATTTTTATTTGCTCAACGGTACAGTTTTGAGCCTCGTCTAGTATCATGTATGAGTTATGGAAGGTAGATCCCCTCATAATCTCTAACGGTTTATACTGTATTTGACCTCCGTTATCATACAGTCCATAGTAAGACTGGCCAAGGAAGTATTTTAAGTTTTCTTGCATCGGTAAAAGATATGGTGCTATCTTCTCTCCAATTTCT